GTTCATTGTGAACTGAGAGTCAGCCTGACCAGAGGTCGGAGCTGTAGCAATCTGCGCCTCAAATGAAGCGTGGATAAAGGCATCTTCGTGGTGACCGAAAGTTGTTTGAGCGGTCGGACGAAAAGCCGCATTCATAGCCAAGAGGTCAGAGACCCGCTGTACTCCGTAGCGCGATGCCAATACACCACCCTCTTCAGGTTTGTGAATAGTCAGCGTGCTTACGTAAGAGTCAAGTGTCGGTTGTACCGACGCAGGTACATCAAGTACCATCTCAGCTGCTTGTGAAAGTGTAGCCATTTTTTATGCTAGTTTTTTGTTATCAAATCAGTTATCACCTGCCCTGGGCGTCAACCCAGATGTCCATAGCTGACTTGTTCGATGTCGGTGTAGTTGCGCCGGTAGCATCGCGTGTCGTGTCGTTATTGCTCACATTCTTGAGGTCCTTTACTACCTCTTCCTTGCCTTGGCTTTTCGCCACTGTGGCGCGAGCCTCAACGACAGAATCAATGTTGTTTAGGATTAACCGCTCAACAATAAGTCGATTGGTGTCTATGCTTCCATCTTCGTTTCTTGGGATTAAATCGTCAAGAGACTCAAAGCTTTCAGCAAAGGCCTGTTTTGCTTCTTCCGGGATGTCCCAGTTCCACTCATTGCCTTCCGAACCTAAAGTAACAGTGATGTCCTGATTAAGCGATTCATTGAACGCCTCGGCAAAACCATCATCTGAACCGTAATACTTCTCATTCAAAGATTTCTCCTTGAACTGAACAGGAGCAACATTTTCTGAAGCATACTGCTCTTTAAGCTGATTAAGCTCCGCTCGTGCTTGACGTGCGTCGCCCTTCATCTCAAGAAGTCCAGTTTCAATCTCTATATCACTAAAGCTGTCAGAGTCCTGCTTATACTTATAAGCAATCATCTTATCAGCTTCGGCTTGAGAGTACCCTTCGCGAATCATGTTGAATCTCAAAACCTCCGCATCACTCATCTCATCAAAGTTCTGAGTCTGCGTGGCTATGTAATCCTCTATTCCGCGTCCGGTGGTCTTTACGAAGTCGTTAATAGCCTTTACCTGTTCGTTGGCGAACTCTGAGGGCGTAATATCCTCAACAGATTTAATCTCACGACCAAGCTTTTCGCTTAGAAAAGAGAGAACTTCCTGTTCTTCAACTCCCTTTGGTTTGGGCTTTGCGCTAAAAGAAACCGTCGTGCCCTTACGCTCCGGAGCTGGCTCGGCGGTGTTCTTTACTTCTTCACCTTTCAAAGAACTGTCATATATAGCTGCTCCATCCGAAGATGGGGTTGCAGGTTCTTGTGTTTTGGCAGGCTCTGCTGCCGGAGCTGGCTCTTGAGCTGGCTCTGTTTTTGCCTCAGGCTGTTTAGGCTCTGAAGGCTCCTGAACTGGTTGCGTTGGCTTCCAGTCCTCTAGTGGGCTTCTATTTTGCATGTCTATTTATTTTACTTGTAAACTATTTCAGTGACAAATATACGGATGTTTTTTTAATCAACTTCCGCAATTCTCACATTCCCCGGTATCTAGGTCGCAAGTGTTGGACCCGGTACCCTTGTCTTCTATGTTTTTAATGTAGCTGTTGTCAATAAAAGCTCCGCCGAATTCATCGGCCTCTTTGGTAATGTTCATAGTGTAAGTGTTTGATAGTTAACCTCTTGCGCGGCGGTCGCCGGCAGTAGACTTTTTGTTCTTGGAGTTCCTACCCCTATTCGTCCGCATATCAACAAACGTGCCGGTGGCATGGTCGTAGTCCTTTCCGTCTCCATTTCCATACCTCCCGGCTACACGACGCTTCTTGTTTAATCCTGCCCGGTACTTCTTCCTCTTCTTGGTTTTGTGATACCTGGTATCATACTCAAGCTTCTTCTTCTTGGCTTCAGGATTTTTAGCGTAGTACTCTGCCGACTTTGACTTTCCCTTTGTACTTATCTTCATTGTGTAAGAAAATCAGGTAGGTTTCCCTCGAAATCAATAGGCTTAGAACCCTCATTCTTTCTTTGCTCAATCATCTTGGACTGCTGAGTGGCCTGCTTCTCGGTGCGAAAATCTTTTCTATCCTCCTTCATGATGTCCATCTGGTACTTCTGCTGGAGCTGCATAGAAGATGTGGCATATTCAGTCTGAGCCCTAAGCTGCTCTATTTGATACATGGCCATGGCCTTCTCTCTTTGCAGAGCCATATCCTGCTCAAACTTCATCTTTTCCAAAGCCATCTCGGATTGCGTCTTAGCTTGAATCTTTTGAATTTCTGACTGTGAAGCTGCTTGGGCTGACTGTATGTTCGATTGAGCGGCGGCCATCTGCTTCTGCTGCTCCATCTGCATCATCTCCTTCTGGTAGCGCTTACGGCGCACTCTTAGCATCTGATAAGCAAGCTTCGGATTAATCCGGCGAATCATCATGGCGTCCTCAGGTCGAATCTCGCCATTAGCAACTGAGTTCGCGATGTCGCGCTCAAGAATCATCTTGTCCTCCTTAGGGGGCTCAACATCAATGAAAATTCCGAAATCGTGGATGCGGACGCCTTCAGAGGCTTCGATAACATCTACTGCCACCTCCCCAATAGCCTCTTCATATGCCTTTGAGAAATCATCAGAATACCTTAAAGTATCCTGAAGAGCAAGGCAAATGTCCTCGCATGTGTTTTCTGTCACCTTTCTCCAGCCAAGGTCAATGCCTTTCGTGGCATTATTAGATGCCATAAGCTGCTGCTGCTGAACCCCTACGGCTGTTTCCCCGGACACTCTGGCGCCATCTCTAGCCTCGTTAACACCGCTCACATCCCTAATCATCTGCAAGTTGGTGTTGTACATTAGTATAAGCGAGTTCAGCGCATTGAAGTCAAGACCATTCTTCAGTTCCTGCATTGGAGGTCTCTGGGTCTGGCCTATTTCGCCATATCCCTCTGATGAATAAAGAAGGTTACCTGTCTGGTTGTAGATAGCAATAAGCTCAAGAGGCTTCATTTCTGCGCCACCCTTACCCGATATTCCAGTGTCCATCAATCCGTCGACATCGATTAAGAGTCCAGCAGGACGGGCCTTGGCCGACAGCTGTTGAATCTTGAGGTGGGCAATCTGCATTTGGTCAGCAAAAGAGCGCATGCGGTCAACAGTAGACTGGTAGTGCATCTTATTGATGTCCATGACATACGGACAGAAGCTCATCCTTGTTTTGGTGAGCTCGGTATTCTTTCTGAGCATATTGCTCTTAAGGCCATATCCGAATATGTATTCTGTGCTAACAACCCAATACCCTCCGTATAGGTTCTGAATTTTCTTCTTTGTCTGCTCCCTCTTGTATTTGCTTTTTGCCGGAGGCCTATAGGTGTCTTCTTTCTTCGTGAATGTGCTAGTTCCGTAACGGTTTCCCTTCTTTTCGTAAACGATTGGGTCGGTAGAGATAAACTCAAAGTCAAGCACAGTCACCTGGAAGGGGTCGTACTCATACTCTACCATTCCAGAGAACTCATTGTAGGATGGGTTGCCGGCGTAAGTGTCCGGGTTGTTAAACTTGCCAGCGTATCTATCAGCTATTTCTTTCAGTGAACCCTCATCAAGGTCGCTGATTCGTCTTAGCTCGGATATTGTCATTACCTTGTACTCGGCCATGTATGTGCAGTCGCGCATGTCGTTGTACTGCGTGTACGAGTGTACAAAGTTCTCAGGCTGAACAGAGCGCACCGATATCCCGGAATTAGGGTCAAAATATCTTCGCTGAATAGCAATACCGTTGACCACCAAATCGCGGATGGTCTTCTTGCGGATTACATCGTAATCGTTTGATGAAAGTATTTGGTCTATTCCTTTTTCGAACGCAGCCTCCAGGGCCATTTTGTATTGAAGCTCCATGTACAGGTCTACCTCTTCGATGGAGTCCATTTCTGTAAGCTCCACAAATTGCTCAGCCTTAGGGTTGGCTTTAAGGAACTCTTGCATGAAGCCCTTATTCTTAACCTTCCTTATTTGGGCTTGACGCTCCTTGTCTCTCTTACTTTGAGCTACTGGGTCTAGGGCCTTGACGTTTACATTGTACTTCCTGTCGTAAATGTCATTTACAATAACATCGACGAACTTTGGAATGATAGAAAGCGGAGAAAAGTTCAGGTTTAGGTTTGACGTATCACCATCTGATATTTGGTCGATGTACTTTTGGATAGGCTGGGTCCCTGTGGCGTATTGATTGTTCTCAATAAACTTTTGCCTGCGGCCACCTCTAATGTCCATCTCTGTACGCCTCCACTCCGAATCTATGGCTTTTGCGTACTCCTTACCGTATTTATCTGATTCTTTTGTTTTCCTGGGCGCAAAATCCGAGGGGAAAATGCTTTTTTCGCTGCTACTCATTTCGCGTAGTTATTTTGAGCAAAGATACTTAAAACCTATCAACTGATTATTTTAGGGCTTACCTTCCTTGACGAAACTCCGGAACAATGTCGGATATTGAAATCTTTTTCTTCTCCTTAATTGGCTTCACTTCCTTGAACGCAAGCATTAATGCTAGTCCTGAAGAAATAGAGGCATCATTCTTTGTTCTGTCCGTTATATCAAATGTGGCCCAATCGTTCAGTGTTCTATTGAATGGCATGTCTCCCATCTCGCCTGTTTCAGGGTTCTCACCAACGTGCTGGTAGATGTACGCCTGAAGACGCTCAGCGTGAGCTTGGATGACGTCAGCAGAGTTAGATGGAATACCCCTTGTTTTTCCCTGTGATTTTTGGTACGGGTTTGCCTTTGGCTGGTCTGGGCGCATCACGCAATACTCGGCGTAACCCCGGTCCTCGAAGTGCCTTATCAAAGCGTACTTATTGTTCTCCGCAAGTATATAGCACCCGTAATAAACGCACGCCATGAGCACGTCCTCATAGAATATCTTTGCCAAGGGAGGGCGATGGATGTACTCTACGATGAACTTGTTTGACGGAAAATCATCTCGCATGTTGAATTTCGCGTACACATGGAATGCCCCCTTTGAGGCGCTTCGCTCCCTTGTTGTGGCATCAAGGTCATACGAGTCGGCACCAGAGCAAGCAAGAACAGCGGAGTCTGGGTGAGGCATCCACGAGCCGGTTGGCTTATGGATAACCTTTTTATTAGACATTCCTGGAGCCGCGAAATTGGATATATAAAATCTTCCATTCGGGTCCGGATGAAATATAACCTTTGTGTCCTTAACGCCATTTTCCCAAGCGAAGTTTCCGCGAACAACTTGACCTGTAACCATGTTGTCGTTGAAATCTATTTGCTCGTATATCTTGGTAAGGTCAAATGGAGACGATTTTGCTTCATCCCTAAACGCATGCTCAATGGTCCTTGGGAACTGACGATAGTGCTCGTTGAGTTCGTCTGGCTTGCCCTTAAGAGATTCTATGATGTTGTCAAGGTACTCCGTAGAGCCCTGGTAAATCATCTCTCCGTCAATTCCCATTATGGGAACTTCCGGGGTTTCCATGACAGGGCGGCCATAGATGTCAATAAACCCTTCCAGGTTTTCGTCAGCGTTTATGAATAGCTGGTAAAGCCCCGATACCGTGTTTTGGTTCTTGTCACGGAAAGAGATGTCAGAGTTATCCCACATCTTGCGGTACTCTGCCCCGCCCTCTTTCTGAGCGTTCACGGTAGACACCATCATACACTTTCCTATTACCTTACGTCCAACCTTAAGACACGTCTTTTGCACACGCCAGGAGGCGGTTACGCTGTTAGGCTTTATGAGCTTGCCGGCTTCGTCGAATGTGTACATTCCAAGCTTCTGGCCGTCATAGGCATTGTTTGATGTGTTTCTGAAGTCAATCTTGCTTTCAAGTCCAGCATCCTTATCTATTATGTTCTTTCCCTTACGGGCCTTCTCGGCTGGGCGCTGAAATAGAATTTCTGTCTTTGGATTATCACTTCCGGAATACCTTGGCTGCCACCAGAACGGAAGATTTCTCCAGATAGGCACAACCTTATCCTTAAACATCTCCTCAGCATCCTTTCCTGTCTTGGACATGATTCCCGCATGAAAGTTCCTGTTCCTAGTGGATAGGTTCACCTCTTCGGATGAAGCCATAAACGAAGCTCCAGAGCGCCTGTTCTTGACATAGCACATACCGTAGCTCCTTGGGTCGGCCTTACAGGCTTCCCAAAAAAGATAGAATATTCTGTTTGGCAATCGATAGTCCGGATACCCTACGTCAATTCTTGACCATTGGATGTACATATAATGAGAGCCGGTGATGTACGTCTTAACCCCATCTACCATCATCCAAACGCCCTGGTCCCGTCGGCGGTCTTCCTCGTCAAGATAGTCAGCGTAGAAATCTTCTGTGGACGGTGTGATTCCATCTGGCACCTCTAGTCTTTGCCAGTGCTGCTTTGATTTTGGTAGGTTTGAAAATAGACAATCCTTCTTTGCCGGCGGTCTTGGGATGGCTATTTTGAGGCCGTAGATTTCTATGATGTTCTCATCAATAGTTCCGTCCTTAGATATACACACGAAATCGTAGTCGTGGTTGTAACCATACTCCCACGCCCTGGCCTTATTTATCGCTGTGTACTTTTCCCTGTCTAAGAACTTCTCTATAGGGTGAAGCTCACAAATCCTAGGAAGAAGACCAGCCTTAAGAAGCCTTTCTTTCCGCTCTGTTTGTTGGTCCTGATATTTGTCTTCCTCCGGCATCTATGATTTGATTTATTTCGTCTATACCCTTAAGGATAGACTGAGCGATTTCAAAAGCCGACTTCTTGGCTTCCACTGCAAGCTTATGCTTCTCGCTTCCCAAGGCGTTTTCTCCGCTGGTTGGTATGGGAGTCTCAAGTACCTTGATTAACTCATCATACGCAACCTCAGACGCATCAACAAGTTGTTTCTGTCTTTTTATCAGCCAATCTTTCGTGTCATTCATGGAAAAATAGCCATTATGTCGTCGTTACGCATCCTATACAGCTTCTTTCCTTCAACGGTGATAGGATACTCAGAATCTTTTGTGAACATCACCTTGTCGCCAACAGACATGCCTATCTCACGAGCGTCATCGTTGATGTGGACCAGCCGGCCCATGTTCTTCTCTTCCTCTGGCGCGGTACCAAGGTATATGCCGCTAGATGATTTGGGTATATCTTTCATGATTGGCTCAACGAATACCCAATGGTTGATTGGGAATACCTCCCCGTCTCTAACGTAAGCATAGATGGTTACATACGACTCATCGATGTGGGCTCGGTAAAGATTCTCACCATCAATCATCTCACCATTAGAGACGTCATAGTCCTGCATGGTCTTGCTTTTTGGGATGAAGTGGTGAAAGTACACCTTATCACCGGGGAGAATACCATACTTTTCGGTTACAGAGCTATTCATATGCCTGGCAATTCCAAACTGCCGAGCATACCCATAAACGTCATAAGTTGTGTTAATCTTGATTGTTGTGCCGTCCTTAAACTGCACCTCGTCATCCGACTCCTTTTCTAAGGAGATGTAGACGTTGTTTCCTATGGTCTTCATGTTTATTAAAGTTCAAGTGCGCTTTCTGGGTCTAGGTCATACTCAATCAACACTGGTATGTTCTCTATTGTTTTCCAGAGGCCGTTTTTTATTCCATTGTCAGCGAAGATGTGGTACCTTGGGATGCCATACTCCGCATGAAAGTCAGGGTCAAAAACAATATCAGTTACGGTAATGTTTCTCCCCACCTGCCTTCCAACGACATACGATATTCCCTCCTTAGGGTCGTTTATTGAGATTTTCCGGATTAAAAGTCCGGAGGTGTCGAATCTAGCTTCCATTTATTTTTAGTTTTTGTTTTGAATCATGTTGTACCTTATGCCAAGGCGGTCCTCCAAAGTTACAACAATTGCCTGAAACATCTCCGGTGACATTTCGTTTATAGCCCACGTGAATTCTGCGTTATCTTCTTTTTCCGGATACTCAACCATGCAAAAAGCAACCTTAGCATCATCGTAGTCTTGAGTGTATTCAGCTATTTGCTCTACAATCTCTCTGCGACGCATTGACCTTATGTGGTCCTCATAACTCATTAACCCCATCTAGGGTTAGGGTAGAATCCATCCGCCTGATTATAACAATATTTTCCTTTGTTCTCAGGCTTCTGCATTTCGGGTAGCGTTTCAGGGAAATCACCGACAGGAACGTCATAAACCGTCTTTCCGCTAATAGATACCTGCTTTGGGCTATTACTCGTGGCAACCTCCTTGATGAAATATACTCCCTTGTCCTGATGCTCTTTCAGGATTGGAGATACGGCTACAACAGCCTCATTTCGTGTGTTTACTATAATATTCATTCTTCGTCAGGTTCATCTATCCAATCAGGATTCTCTTGCCAATTATTTCCATCCCAATAGTACTTGAATGGAATAAACTCATCGGGCATCTTGTTTGTACTTAAAACTTCAAGCCCTCTTTCGGGATTAGCTACCTTAGAGAAGTATCGAGGGAAGTCATCATTGTTAGACTCCAAAAGTATCCAATCATCACCGCCATCTTTTATGACGTTTGCTTTTGCAGTATAATACCCTCCATCGGATGTAATCAAGTAATCCATTATGAGTTGGTTATTGTGGTTACATTGTACTTAGCCTTGTTGCTATCTACGGTATCTCTGAACACACCTACAAGTTTGTCAAAGTCATAAGTGAAGAATGACTGATTTGAGTCAGTAGGCATATCTGTAACTCCATCAACATTACCCCAAGATGTGTTTATAGTAGCTGCTACTGTCTGCAATGAAGTATCAAAATCAACATAGCCCATGTAAGACTCATACCTTGTACCTCCGCTTCCGTCGTTATCCTGACCCTGCCAAACAAATTGCGTGTCACTTATAGTTGCTCCATCCTTATACAAAATAAGTCCTGAACGAGTATTCAAGGCATAGGAGTCATTGTCATGCTCTGTAATCGTTCCTGTACCACTCGCCATTGACAGATAGAAGAACTCCGTGCTTGTTAGGGAAGCTGTTGATGACGGTCCTCTTGCCCACATAAGCACACACTCAAGGGTGCTTTCAGAGTTTACCTTCATGCCTACATTAGTGTTGAAATAGCTTGTGATACCATGTGCTACCTCACTTCTTGCTCCAATAGCTCCATTCCAATATTCATCTGTACTCTTGAATGTAGTTTCTCCCTTCTCAAGGGTAAATGTTTCGGTAGTAGTATTGAAGCTAAGCGATATGTAGTAAAGATACCCACGACCTGTATTTCCTAAGCGGTTTGTGTACCATCCTGCCATGAAATAATCATTGGACACCTTTCCAAAGACAGACAACCTTCCATTGGCTGTACCTGTATAGGTTGCCGATGTGAATCTGTACACATCTAACTGAGTTACCGTTGTGGTAGCAGGAGTTGAAAAATCAACTTCAAGTGCTATGTACGTTGGATATTGACTTGTAGAATTTTCACCGTAAAAGATACAAACCCATACATCTGTTGCGCTTTCGTACAATGGTACAAGCACTTGCTGCCCTTCATCAAGGTCATAGGTAAAAGTGACTGTTCCTGAATCCACAAGAGTAACAGCAGAAGTTCCTCCTGTATATTGATAAAGCCCCCAATTCCCATCTCCACTTATTCCAAAAGCAAGGTTTGTACTGACAGGCATCAGAAATGATGAGCGATTGGTTGTACCATCATTAAGTGCGCTTGAACTCTCAGTAAACGAACTTCCGTTGTATTCAAGCCCATAGAATATATAATTAGCACTTCCATCTGCTCCTGCCTTTACAAGATACTTCCCTTTATCGAGTTCGGCTGTTATTACCCCTACTGCACCTGCATTAGCGTACAATTCAGTTTCTGTACCCCAACTGCCAAGGGCGGTAATGGTTGGTATTACAGGCGTTGGAGCAACACCATCCCATGCTCCTATGTAAACGGGAAATATCATTAGCTAAGATTTAATACTGCTGTTCCGTAATAATAAACCCCATCCCAATAAAATGTAATAATATCCACCGCCCCGACAGCAGTGGAGAGGGTTGGTGCCGTTCCTCCAGTCCACTTAACTGTCGCTGGCCATGTAGCCGTATAAGAACCTGAACCACCCTGGGCTAACTTCAAAATCAAGGTAGTAGCACCACTTGGGGCTGTAAAGGTGTAGGTACAGTTGCCCGTCATCGTAGATTTATGGAAGTTACCAGTAGTCCAATCTATTGTATCGGCGGTAGAGCTGTTGCCGTCGTCTACCTCACCATCGGCGTATGCATGGCCTGTAACCTCTATGTCTGCAATCCACAGCAGACCGTAAATCTTTGAACCGACCTGGGTCCCGGAGGTGAACGTCTCAAATGCCAGGTTGTTGCCAATGGTTACATCATCATGATAAATCTTGGTTCCAACATTTCGTTCCATGGTAAGGAACGTATCAGACCCTGCCTGGAAGATAGCAGCATTAGAAGTTGGAATATCAAAAATCCAATCGTTTGTTGGAATGCTAATAGATGCTGACCTGGCTGAACCAAACTCTATTGGCAGTGTCCCCATCCTAAGCTCAGCGCCAGCAGTGTGCCAGGCGTCTCCAGATGGATTCGTAGCATCCCCAATGTACCCATCGGCGCTTCCTCCAGCAGGAACGGCCCAGGCGCCGTCTCCGCGCAAGAATGTAGTTGCCCCAGGGCTTCCTGTGGCGTTGATGTCTGCAATCTCGACAAGGTTAACAAATTCCAGTGCTGTGGCGCCGGAGTTTACCTTAACAAAATATTCTCCTGAGCCAGCATAAGCTCCTGGAGTGTCCGTTAGGGCAATGAATGTTGTGACGCCTCCTCCTCCAGCAGGACCTACTTCCCAATTGCCAGTTCCGGAATTGTAGTAGATTCCGTATCCATCAGATAGACCTGTCATGTCTACGTCGGCCAGGTCGCCGAAGTCTACCGAAGAAAGGAAAGCGTATGTTCCCAGCGTTCTGTAAACAAGGTTGTCGCTTGGGGCCAACATGAGAGCCTTGGTGTCTGTGACGCTGGATGGTATACCAGACATGTTAACAGTGCTGGTAGTGTATAGTGTAGGTACAGAGAGGCTTGTAGTTATCTCTACAACATCAGGTAGCCCAATTGTCCATGTCCTATCGGCAGACAGGTTCTGGGTATTTGGAGCGCTAACCTCTACCTCCCTTAATGTTCCTTGAATGGTGAGCTGCCTTGATGCGGGAACGTCTCCAGGTGCAACCGAAATGTTTTGTTGGTATATCTCGCCTGTTGATTGGTCCCGCATCAAAGCGTACTGCTCTGTTGTGGTTGTTGTGGCTGTAGTGACCCACAACTTTCCTTCAGACTTTACACCATCAGTAGACAAGGACAGCGCCGTAGCGTTACCCTTAGAGTCTTGGACGTTCTTAAACGATGAAGAGATAAGGTTACTCTCTAGCGACAGTATCGCCGGATACGTATCTCTTGGTTGCTGATTGGTAAAGTCTGACATGTTGTTACTCGTCTTCGATTATGAGGCCGTAATCGAGAAGAGCAGAAACAAGCATTACCTCGGCGTCGTTATCGACATCATCGACATAAACCTTGCGAAGACTTTCATAGGCTTCGAATGGCTTAAGCCACTCTTTCTCTATTTCTTGAGCCTCCTTCTCCCAGGCTTCTACCTTTTCTTTGAACTCCTCTCCGGGCTCGTTCAAGAATTTGTTAATGGCCACCAAAAGTGCGCCCTTGGACTTATCCTCCAGGGAGTCATAAATCTCTTTTCTTTTTTCTTTGAGCCAGTCTGGGCCGGCTCCGCGGTCTGTAAGCTCTTTTAGCTCATCCTTGATGATACGCATGTTCTTGTTGACCATGATGCCAAAGCGCACACCTCGAAGCTTACCAGTCTTGCTGAGCATGTCCATGAGCTCGTTCGCGCCCTTGTTTGTCATCTCAACAAGAGGAGCATCCTGCTCTTTCTTTTCGATTTTCTTTACTTTTCCCATTTGTATAATGAATTTTGATTATGTACTGCAAATATAAGGATTCTTAAGCATCAGGTCGCAACCTCAATAAGATTTACGTTTATGTACTCAAGTTGAACCTGGTCCGTGCCTGTTGCGACATTTTTAGCCACTAAATATAGTGTTGTTCCGGCGGTGAGTGTAGATGGCCATAGCGTAGCCATTGAAAGTGATTGTTTTGATGTAGCGCCATCTGACGATGAAAATGATATGTTTTGAATCATTCCAGCGGTTGGGCTGCCGCCAGACGAAGTTGATATCCCTATAAAAACATCTGGATTTCCGGTCACAGAAGTTGCTTTTGCCGAAGCTGATACAACAACAACGTATTTTGCTGTTCTACTTGTGGTAACCGTTACTGGTGATGAGGATATAGTGACATTACCGTAAGAACCTGCTACAGAAGCTACTTTATTCAAATTATCAGATATAGAACTAGCCGAAAAATTATCACATATAGACGGGAAGCTATTACTCCACTCCAGAACTGCGTTTCCAGCGGTTCCGCCTGTCTGCATGATGTACTTGTCTGTTCCCGGTACGTCAACTCCAGGGAAAGAGATGGAATAACTGTCTGTTGGAGTTGATGCTGTAGAAAGAGTAAGGCTCTTCGCGGACCCTGACACCACATCATGCAACAACAGCGATTTTACGCCCAAATCATCAGAAACAGCCCTGAGTCCAACGCCCCATGTTGTAAACTGCTCATGAAACTTAGAGTCGCTAAGTTGTCCGTTTGATGCGTCCCAGAAAAGAATGGTGTCATCAGTAAAGTTTGGATTGTTCTTCAATTCAACATCAGAGCCCAAGATAGCAATACCACCATCCGTTGTTACATTAAGGGCCCCTCCGGTTATTGTTAATCCATCTCCAGCGTCTATAAATTCTGACGATGATGAACTAACAGAAAGCAGCTGTGAACTACCAGGTCCATCTGCTGGCATAAATAAAGTATACGTAGCTGATGGCCCTCCAGATGGAGCTGCTATGCTTATTAAGTTCGCGTATTCGTTTAATGTAAATGCTGTGTCAGAAAAAACACTTCCCGTCACAACAAAATCCAGGTCAGCATATATAAACCCTCCAGATTGATGAATATCAGAGTTAATTAATTGAGAGTTTACGTCATCCCAAATAAGAACGTATCCATCAGAAAAAGAAGCATTATTCTCAAGCGAAACAACAGAGCCAGTTATGTTTACGCCACCTGTACCTGTATAAGACGTAGCTGATATGGTAAGGTCATTTGCGTTTTGAACAACCGTCACGTTTGTTCCTCCAATGATGGTCCTGAACTCAAGTGTCCCTGCAGAAGGAGATGACTTGTACACGTCGCTTCCGGTGCCTACATTAGAGCCCTGGACATTGGCCCATGCTAATGTTCCAATAGAACTTTGGTACAAGAAATTTCCGGCTCCACCCTGAGCGGCAGGGAGGGCCCACTTAGCGCTTGATGAGGCTCCAGATGGTGGGGCGAACCTGTGCTGGTATGTGCCATTGGTAAATCCAATCTCAGGATTGGTGGCCACGAGATAGTTGGCGTAAATATCTCCCTCAACCTCAAGGTTGGCCGAAGCAAGGGTGTAATCAGCCCCAGCAAAAGAAAGGGCGGAATCTTCTAATTGGCCGGCAGCACTCCAATAAAGAATGGTATTGTTTGAAAAGTTTACGTAGTTTTCCAGCGAAACAACAGAACCAGTGATATTAACACCACCAGCTCCGGTATATGTAGTCCCACCGCTACCGGTATACGAGATTGTTATCTCCCCGGCAGCCTTAGATACAGAGATGTCTGTTCCGGCCTTGATGCGGTTGAACTGAGCGTCGCCACCAACGGTACTTTGATATACTGT